GTGACCTTCTCTGCCCCGTCCAACGGTGCAACGTCAAACTCGGCGGCGGTGGAGTTCCCTCAAGCGACTGGTTCGTGGGGGACTGTGGCCTATATGGGCATTCGGGATGCATCCTCGGGTGGAAATCTGCTGTATCACACGCCTTTGGATGCCTCCAAGACCATCGCTACGGGTGATGTGTTCCGCATCGCCATTGGCTCGCTGACGGTTACGATTTCGTAATGGCCGATCTCTACCCACCGTGGTCGATTGACTCCCTTGATAACCTCAAGGCGAGTCTGGATGACCTGACTCTAACGCTTGATTCGCCTCTATACATCACAAGCGTTACTCGGTGGGATGGGGATGCCTCCATCGCGGCTTCTGCGAGTGCTACGGCAAACGGAACACGGGTTCAGTTCGGAGCAGGATCGATTACTGCTGATGCAGCGGTAACGGCTCAAGGAATCCGGGTTCAATTCGGAGCTGGTTCTTTTGAGGGATCGGCCTCGGTTGTTTGTAGTGCAATCCGAGTTCAGTTTGGCTCTGGAGACATCACCACTACCTCTGTGGTGACCTGTCTCGGTGGATTGGTTGCAAGCGGTCAAGCCAGCGTCACGGCAGAGGCCACGGTCACTTGCGTAGCGAATGCGACCTTCTCGGCGTTTGCCTCGGTCAACGCTTTGGCCTCGGTTGGGTGTCTTGCGAATAAGCAAGGCGACGAGTGGAGCAATGTCCAGGTTGATGAGAGTTCATGGACTCCTGTGACCGATACCGAGACAACATGGGATGTCGTCGCAAGCAATTCCGACACATGGACTGATGTTACAGACACCGAAACGAACTGGACTCCAGTTGCCGCTGCTGGTGGAACATGGGTGAGGGTGTGAAATGCCTGAAACTAAGATTACATTCGGAGAGTGGTTGCCAGATCAACCAGGCATCGCTGGTGCGCTTCAAGCCGCATACAACGTCTATCCTCAACAGATTGGATATGGCCCTATCCCGAGCCTGACGGACTACTCAAACTCAGCCTCTGAGAACCTGACTCGCGTCTTCTCTGGGAAGATTGCCAGTTCTTCCACGATGTTTGCCGGGGGAGCGACCAAGCTCTTCAAATACAACTCGACCAACCGCAACCTGAATGATGTGTCCAAGGTTGGTGGGTACACGGGTGGGAATTGGAGCTTTACCCAGTTCGGTGATGTGGTTCTTGCTGCGAACAACTCGCAAAAGATTCAAGCATTTACTCTCAACAGCAGTACCGCTTTCGCCGATGTTGCGGCGGCAGCTCCGGTCTGTAAGTATCTGACTGTTGTCCGTGACTTCGTGGTCGCGGCAAACATCTCGTCCAATCCGAACCGAGTCCAATGGTCTGACATAAACGATGAAACGGACTGGACTCCCGGTGGTGCTTCTCAGTCTGACTTCCAGGACGTCCCTGATGGTGGGGATATACAGGGGATAACTGGTGGAGAGTTCGGACTTGTCTTGTTGGAGAAGTCTGTAGTGCGGATGACCTATATCGGCTCACCGCTTTACTTCCAATTCGACACCATCTCTCGTGAAATCGGGTGCTATGAGCCTGGCTCTGTGACCCAGTACGGGAACATGACCTTCTTCCTGTCGGATGACGGGTTCTATATGTGTGACGGTCAAAGAGTCACACCTATAGGAGCTGAGAAGGTAGACCGCTGGTTCTGGGATGATCTGTCTCCCTCGTACACGAAGTTCAGCGCCGCAATTGATCCCATCAAAAAGGTGGTGATCTGGTGCTATCAGAATGCCAATGCAGGCTATTCGCTCCTGGTTTACAACTGGCAGCTCAATCGCTGGTCTTACGGAGCAACTGCGGCCTCTTACATTTCTTCGGCAGCAACTTCTGCTGTGACGCTTGAGGGTCTTGATCTGTTCTCGGCTTCTATTGATGCGCTAGGCGTGTCTTTGGATGCGCGTCAATGGCTCGGTGGACGGTTGGTATTTGCAGGAATCAGAGATGCCAAGATCGTCACCTTTGAGGGACAGCCTATGTCTGCCTTCATTGAGACTGGCGATCTAGCCTCAAGTGCAAGCATCATCACATTGGCGCGTCCCCAGATTGATAACGGGTCTGCGACTGTTGCTGTGGCATCTCGTGAGATGCTAGACGATGACATCATCTACTCGACAGCGGTGGCTGCGAGCAATGAGAACCGAGTCTCTCTGAGAAGTTCAGGCAAGTACCATCGCGTGAAGGTTGTTCCTACGGGCAACTGGACAACGATGGCCGGGGTTGATGTGAACATCGTCGGGAGGGGCCGTCGATGATGTTTCGTGTTCTTCCCCCGTTTGGCGCTGATCCTCGAGGAATTTCCGAGGTAGTCAATGGGCTGATGAATGGCAAGTCCAACAACACGGGGACTGTCACTCTCGCCACGGGTGGGGCATTGACCACGACTCTCTACGACGAGCGGATCAGTACAGACACGAAGATCATTCTGCTGCCGTTCTCTGCTGCGGCTTATGCCGATCAACTCCCATTTGGAGCGTTTCAGGACTCCACAGATCAGACTGCGGCATCGACCACGGCGGCGTATGCGGTCACCCTGAACACGACTGATTACTCAAACGGGATCACGGTCTCCAACAGTTCTCGGATCAACTTCAAGAATCCTGGGACATACAACATCCAGTTCTCGCTCCAGTTCGCAAATACAGACTCGCAGATTCATGACGTGGACATTTGGTTCAGGAAGAACGGAACCAATGTGGCCGGGAGTAATAGCCGGTACTCAATCCCAAATAAGCATGGCGGCATCAACGGCCATCTGATCGCGGCTCTGAACTACTTTATTGAGCTGGCCGCGAATGACTACATGGAGGTCATGTGGGCAACAACCTCAACAGCGGTTTCGATTGAACAACTCCCTACTCAGACAAGCCCGACCCGTCCGGCGACTCCGAGCGCAATCGTGACGGCAAACTGTGTGTCTATGGCGAGCATTGCAAATGTGTACGTTTCATCGCAGACTCAGGGATCGGCAACTATCAGCCATTACGCTAATTCCACAGCCGATAAGACCTTTGCTTACATTTTGGTGGGATGATGGAAGCACGATTGATTTCCCCCAACGATCTGCGACAATGGTGGGGATTCGTCAGGCCAGGTCTGAAGCAGATTCTGCACAAGACCCCCGAGAACTGGATACCCGAAGACATCTATACAGATTGCTTCAACGGTAAATCTATGTTGTGGGTGGGACTGGTTGACGCAAGGCCAGTGGGGTTCATGGTGTTGCAACCCAAGGGACGCACTCTTCATGTGTGGTGCGCGTACATGGCCGAAGCCGGTTACTTTGAAGAAGGCTGGCAACATCTCATGAACATAGCTCAACAAGGTGATGCTCATCGCATTACTTTTGAATCGTGGCGTCCGGGTTGGGCGCGTAAAGCTAAACAACTCGGATTTAAGCCCCGTTCGTGGGCGCTGGAGGTCTAAATGGGTGGCGGTGGAAGCACAGTAACTCGCACGGAACTTGACCCTAATGTCGCTCCGTATGTCACTTACGGATTGAGCGAGGCGCAGCGTCTTTACGCTACTCCGACACCTCAATACTATCCAGGCCAAACCTATATAGGCCCATCTCAGCAGACTCAAGCCGCACTGTCCGCAGCGCAGACTCGAGCACTTGCCGGGAATCCTTTGGTTGGCCGAGCACAAGGAACTGTCTCTGCGTTGATGCAGGCTCAGAATCCTGCGATGGGCGCATACCAACAGCTCTACAACACTGCCTCTCGTGACCCCTCTCTCGGGTTCTATGAGGCTCTAAAGCAGGGTGAGTTTGCAAACCCGGCAATGGAGCAAGCCAAAGCCACTGCTGGTGGAGAGTATCTCGGTCTAAGCCCGTTCTTCAATCAGGCATTCGATCCCGCAGCCCAACGCGCTCAACAGCAATATATGGACGCGATCCGTCAGGTTCAGTCCACCGCTTCCCGTGCTGGGCGATATGGCTCTGGCGCTGCTCAGGAACTCCAAGACCGCGCAGCAGGACAGTTTGCACAGGCTCTGACTGGTACTGCGGGTCAACTCGCATACCAAGGCTATGGAATGGAGCGAGGCCTTCAAGAGCAGGCTATTGGCCGACTCGGGGCTTTGGGACAGCAGGAACTTGCTAATCGCTTGGCTGGCGCTGGGGCGCTTGGCACCGAGGCTCAACAGGCCTATCAAAACCAACTCGCTGCAGCGGGTGGTGTTGGAACGCTTGCAGGTCAAGACTTGGCTCGCCAGATGGCTGCTGCTCAGTTGGCCCCTGCGCTTGCAGAAACCGACTACGGAGACATCAACAAACTCCTCCAGGCCGGTCAAGCCGCAGAGCAATACCAGCAGGCCGCACTTGAGGCCGATCTGCAGCGGTTTAACTTCATGCAAAACCTTCCTTCGGCCAAGCTCCAGCAGTTCTTGTCTGCAGCGTATGGTTCTCCGATGGGCGGGATTCAAGTTAGCCCGACTTATCGAAACCCGTTGGCTGGTGCTGCGGGTGGTGCGATTCTTGGTCAGGCTCTTGGTGGTACTACCGGAACTGCCGCAGGCGCACTCCTTGGAGGGTTACTGGGATGAGTGGAGCAGAGCCAATCATCGCGGCTGAGGCCATTGGAACCGCTGCGGCGGGTACTGCGGCTGCTGAGGCGGCCGTTGCTGCTGAGGCATTGGCGGCGGCTGAGGCTGCTGCGGCAGCACAAGCTGCTGCGACTGCTGCTGAGGCTACTGCTGCGATGGAGGCAACATCTGCTGCGGCTAGCGCGGGGAATGTGGCAAACCCATTCTTTGATCCGTCTCAGTACGCCAATCAGTTCTCTAAAGGACTATTGCAATCATCAAGTGGGTTGCCTGTCGATCCTTCTATGGGGAATCTCGCTAACGCACCCGGCGCAAGTCTTGCTCCAGCGAGTTTCCGTCCTGAGTTGCTTGCTCCGAATATCGGAAAAGCCGCAAGTGGCTTGACCATGATGCAAGGACTCCAGGCTGCTCGGATGGCTAGCTCATTAGGCCCAAAGCAACAGACCGCAGTAGGGCCACCGATGCGGCGTGGTCAGCCAGTGAATCTTATGCAGCCTGCCTCACTGCTTGAGCAGAAGCGCAAGCGCAACCCGATCATTTCTCTGCTGTGAGGAATAAATGAACGAACTAATCGCACAGCTCTTCGGTTCTCAGCCTTCCTACGCAGGGCAACTCCTGGGTGAAGATGAGGCTCGCCGACTCCAACAACAAGCCCAACAGTCCGGGTTGTTGAATGTTGGTCTCGCTCTCCTTGCGGGGGCTGGCCCATCTCCTCAGCGCAGGGGTGTTGGTGAACTCTTGGCTCAAGGCGTAATGGCCGGTCAGCAGGCCTATCAGGGCGCTTTTACTCGCGCTCTTCAAGAGCAAGCAATTCAAGATCAAATTGCAGAACGCCGACTTATGCAGTCCGAGCGTATGCGGGCTTTGCAAGAACAGCAGATGGCTCAACAGGCATTGCCTCAAGTTCTTCGCAGGCCAGCAACTGAGGTATATGGCGAAGACATCATGGGCCAAAAAGTTGGGGAGGGCGTTAAATATGGCGCGCCTCAACTTGATCTTGGTGCGCTTTTATCTCTCCCGCTCGGCGTTCAGCAGCGTCTGATGCCTGTTGTTTCTGGTGCTGCCGAGGCTATTCCTAAGTTCCGAAAGGCCGGTTTAACTGGTGAAGGTGGCACACAAGAAAATCCGTTTGTTGTGTTTACTCAAGATCCAACTGTTCCGCAAAATGTTCGCACTATTGCGGAGCAATACGCCAGGAGCTTCTCATCTGGACAACTTGATCCTGAGAAGGCTGATGAGCGTGTTCGACAGTTGGGTGAGATGGTGCAGCGCTCACAGCAGTTCCAACAAACACAAAGTGGACTAGAGGCGGCTAGAGCACAATCCGCTGCAGCAACCGCAGCTTCTCAAGGTATTCAGCAGCAAATGCTTGAGTTGCGCAGGGAAGCAGAGGCAGCCAAACCTGAGCAATTCTCGTATCAGCAGAAGAAGGATTTTGATGTTGTCGCTGAAGCAAAAGATGCAGCAAGACAAGCTGGGTCAAATGCATCAATTGCACAGCGAGCATCGACACTGCTGAAGGATGCTTATTCTGGAGCAGTTGAGGCTGGTTTTAAAGGCGCTCTTGGGGCTGTTGGTGTTTCTACTAAGGCCAAAGAAGCAAACGATAGCTTGATGCGACTGTCTAATCAATTGGCTGTCAATGCACCAAAATTTACAGGCCCAACCTCTGATCGGGATGCTGCTCGATACGATGCTGCGGTTGGTGATCTTGCCAATCCAAGTAAGTCAATTGAGTCTAAACGGGCAGCCTTGAAGGACATCAAGGAATTGAGCGAAAAAGCCAAGGCTTATGCAGATCAAGCAGAGCAGTATTACTACTCAAACAAGAAGTCTTTGCGTGGATTTCAGTTTAAAGAACCCAATCCTTACGATGGGATGTAAACATGACTCAGCCATCACAAAAAGCGATTGAGTACCTTCTGGCAAACCCGGAGACTGCCGATTTCTTTGATGAGAAGTTCGGTACTGGCGCTGCCCAGAAAATCCTAGCTCCTGCTCAAGCGCAGTCTACCTATGCGGCGATGCGCCCAAGCCAGGTTGCATCAACTGCGGTTGCGAACATCCCTTCGTCTGCTGCAAAGATGGCAGGCGATATTTATGAAACAGTGACAAGCCCAATTAAGACAACCAAAGCAATTTGGGATGTCGCCGCCGGTGGACTTCAAAATCTTCTGCCTGAGCGCTTGGTGCAGTTGATTGGCGAGGACAAGCCAGCCCGTGAAGCCGCTTCTGCGGTTGCTCAGTTTTACCGTGATCGTTATGGTTCGGAAGAAGGCTTCAAGAAAGCCATTGCGACTGATCCGGTTGGAGTGATGGCTGATCTCAGCACGGTTCTGACGGGTGGGGCATCTGGAACCAGTCGAGTGGCCCCGGCAACCTCATCAGCATTGCGTCAAGCGGCCGCTTATGTTGATCCGCTGTCTCTTGCGGCAAAGACCACAGCAGGCGTAACAGATGTCACTAAAAAGGTAGTTCCTGCAGTTCTTGGCGCTAGGGTTGGAGCTGGACCGGAGGCTGTAAGTCAAGCATTCCAAGCCGGTAAAAGGGGAGGGGCTGAAGCAACGCAATTCCGTCAAAACATTCGAGGTCAAGCGGATATGCTTGATGCGCTTGAGGCGGCCAGGAGCAACCTGGAGGCTATTCGTCAACAGCGTGGAGAAGTCTATCGCGCAGGAATGGCGAATATCAAAGGCGATAAGACTGTTCTAAGTTTTGATGGAATTGATAAGGCTCTTAACAAGGCTTACGAAGATTTCACATTCAAAGGAAAGCCAAAGAACGATTTAGCGATTCAAAAGCTGAATGAAGCGAAAGCCAAAATTGATGAGTGGAAAACTTATGACCCTGCAGAGTTCCACACTCCAGAGGGCATGGATGCTCTAAAGCAGCAAGTTGGTCAAATCATTGAAGATTTGAAGCCTCGCACCCCTTCTGATACGGCCGTAAAAGGAATTTACGGTGCTATCAAGAACGAGATCAATACTCAGGCACCAACATACGCCAAGACAATGAAGGCGTATTCAGATGCCACAGATCAAATTCTTGAGATCCAGCAAGCTCTTTCCATCAAAGACAAGACTTCCGCTGATACTGCCATGCGTAAGCTGCAGTCAATCATGCGGAACAATGTCAACACAAACTTTGGCCAGCGTTTGAGTCTTGCGAAGGAACTGGAACAGGCTGGTGGGCAGATGATGCTTCCGGCTCTTGCTGGGCAGGCTCTTTCATCCATCACACCAAGAGGCATTCAAGGCGCTACAGCGCCACTTGAAGCGGCCACTATGTTTGGTCTTGGTGGTGGCCCAGCCGCATTGATTAGTGCGGCAACCTCATCTCCTCGCTTGGTTGGGGAAGCCGCATTTATGGCAGGTCAAGCCGCAGCAGTGCCTGGAAGGGTTGGCCGTGGATTGTTGGATCTTGAGCAGCGCCTGCCAGCAGAACTTCAGATTACTCCGCGAGCGGCCGGTATGCAAATGCCAGAGATAGACTTCAGGACGCTCAATCTCTTGTATCAGCTTCGTCAGCGCGAAGAAGAGAACCAGTAAGAGGAATAAATCATGCCGAAGACCAAAATCTCAGAATTCTCCGCAACCCCTGGTAATAACACCGATATTGACGGGATCAACATTGCGGAAGGCTGCGCCCCGAGTGGTATCAACGATGCCATTCGTGAGCTTATGGCCCAGCTCAAGGACTTCCAGTCCGGTGCTGCTGGTGACTCAATCACCGTGGTAGGAACGCTTGCTGCCAAAGGTACTTCCTCCTCTGGGGCCGATCTGAAGCTGTACGAGGACACCGACAACGGCACGAACTATGTCGGCTTCATCGCTCCTGCTTCCATCGCTTCTAATGTCCAATGGACGCTTCCGAGTGCTGATGGATCATCTGGTCAAGCACTCCAAACAAACGGCTCTGGAACGCTCTCCTTTGCGACTCTGGGCATCTCTGCTGGTGGTACGGGTCAAACCACGGCAAACGCCGCTTTTAACGCTCTAGCGCCCTCCCAGACCTCGAATGCTGGTCGGTATCTCAAGACTGACGGAACAAACACTTCCTGGGACTTGCTGGATATTTCCACAGCAGACATCACGGGGACTCTGCCTGTTGCCAATGGGGGAACGGGCCTTACTGCTCTTGGAACGGGCGTACAGACCGCTCTGGGTCAGAATGTGACCGGCTCTGGTGGGATTGTTCTCGCAAGCTCTCCAAGCCTGACAACCCCCAATCTGGGCACTCCTTCTGCAGTCACTCTGACCAACGCCACCGGACTGCCTCTGAGCACTGGCGTGACGGGAACCCTCGCAACCACCAACGGTGGTACGGGACTGACCTCCTTCACCGCCAACGGTGTGGTGTATGCATCGTCTACATCTGCGCTGACCACGGGGAGTGCGCTGACGTTTGATGGTTCAGCACTTTATATAAATGGTGGTGCATCAGGGATTCCTATCACACTAAACAACAACACTGGTAGCAACACGAACTTGGCGTTTAGTGAAGGCAACACAGCCAAATGGTATCTGCGAAACATCACTGGCAATGGCGGCTTCAGTTTTTATGATGTAAACGCTGGCTCGGAGGGTATGCGCCTGACCTCTACCGGGTTGGGCATTGGGACGAGTTCGCCTGCTGGCAAGTTGCATGTTGCTGGACAAACAAGAATTCAAGACAGTGCAAGCACATCAAATTACATTCTGATTGGTTCTGGGGCAAACGCACCTCGCGGTGGAAACTCTGTAATGGCGCAGACCAGCAGCATGGTCATGGGAACAGAAGGCGCGGCTCCTCTGATTTTCATTACCAATGCTGCCGAGCAGATGCGCCTTGACTCCTCCGGCAACCTCGGCCTCGGGGTGACGCCTCAAAGCTGGTCAACCTATGCCGCAATAGAAATAAGCAAAGGATCTGGCGGGTATTTAGTAAATAACGCCGCCAGTGGATTTATTGGTGTTGGTCAAAACGTATATTACAACGGTGGATATAAGTACGCTGCCAACGGAGCCTCATCCTTTTATTACCAACAAGGTGGTTCGCATGTTTGGCAGTACGCAGCCTCCGGCACCGCAGGAAACGCCATCAGTTTCACGCAGGCGCTAACACTCAACGCTAACGGCGCTCTTGTCCTGCAAGGCGGCAACACCTCTGCAAGCGGTGTTGGTGTGGCCTTCCCCGCCACTCAAGTCGCATCGTCTGACGCGAACACGTTGGATGATTATGAGGAGGGGACTTTTACTGCGACCTTAAAGGGGGGCACCACAGACCCAACAACGCCGGTTACGACAACTGGTTACTACACAAAAATTGGAAATCTCGTCAATGTAGTCATTCAGTTTAGCAATGTAACTACAACCGGCGCAGCGGGTGAGGCATACGCCACTGGGCTCCCGTTCACTTCATCTGCCAGTTCTTCAGAAGTTGGCTCTGTTATGTGCTATCAATT